CTCTAGTGTACGCCGCTTGGTGCCGCTCATACTTGGTATCCTAATGGTGATGGACTTGTAACGAAAGTATCGCAGCCTTCAGGAGAACTCTATGTATGAAACGCCGATGTGGGTGGCGATGGTGCGCGATGCGGCCATTGTGCTCGCGTTCCTGGTGGCTATCACTGCTGCCGTCACAGCAGTGGGCAAGTTCTTCATCGTTAAACCACTTGAGCGTTACATTGACCAGCGCACACCAAAGAACGGCGGCAAGTCGCTAGGGGAACTGCACGACAAGGTGGACCGTCTAAGTGATCGCATCTCCCGCATAGAGTCGGATGTGGTGCGGATTGACAGGGAGATAGATGGTCACGCCATATAACGGGCCGTCTTGGAAACTACGCAGACGAGCAGTATTCGGATCGTTACTGTTCGCCGCTGGCGTAATCTTGTATGTGGGGTTCCGGTGGGAAGACACAGCCCTCGCGGAAACACTGGTTCTCGGCGCGTATGGGCTGATGGGGGCAGTGATCGCGGCCTACACTGGGTTCGCAGTCATGGATGACAGGTACCAAACACAGTACCGAACGGAGCATGATGAGTATCTTCACGAAGAAGTTCTGGATCGAGAGCAGCGAACGGGCAATCAAGACAGCGGCCCAGACGTTCCTAGCGTTGGACGTAGGGGAGTCAGTTAACCTCCTCACCATTGACTGGGTGAACATGCTGGGAGTGGCGGGTGGCGCTGCACTGCTGTCCTACGCAACCAGCATCGTGAGCGCGAGCATCACCAAGCGTCCCAGCCCTTCGCTCGTGAAGGAGGACGACAATGCCTAACTCCATTAACGGTTGGGCAGTGTTGGACAACCCACCTTGGTCTGATCCACGCCTGGACACCAAACCAGTGCCCGGCGTGCCCAGCAGATCGCTCAAGTTGCGCCGTGAGGTGCTGCCACTGTTCCTAGCACTCGCCAAGGACTACCACGACACCATCTCCCCAATTGACGAGGGAGCGCTGGATGACTGGTCCTACTCATATAGGGACGCCAGGTACTCCCCATCCTGGTCGGATCACGCATCTGGCACAGCCATTGACCTTAACGCGTCCAAAGAGGGCTGGCTGGGCATGAATAACTATTCATGGTGGGCAAACCCAGCCAAGCACAGGGCCGCGCAAGCGATCAAACAGCGCTACGAGGTCGTCATGTGGGGTGGCTCCAAGGACTTTGGTGGGGACTACCACAACGGCTCAACAGTGGACTGGATGCACTGGGCCATCAAACCAGGAGTCACCATCGCGCAAGTGCAGGACGTGATCAAACGACTTGGCATTACCGAGGACGGTGTGCGCCAAGGCACTAACGACAAGATCGACAGGCGCATCAGCAAACTCAAGCAACGCCGCCAACGCGTCAGGCGGCGCATCCGTGATCGCAAGCAGGCAGGTGAGTCCTGGGCTGGCCTCCCATCCCGCGTCAAGCGCATCAACGAGCGAATCCGCAAACTGCGCAAGGGGTAACCAGTGAACCTACGGGAACACCTCGCAGCAGTCGCACCAGTAACAGGTGGCTCAACTTGCATGGTGTGTGAGTACGTCAGGTCACTGGACAAGAACGACGCTGAGGCGCTCACGCAAGCATTAGACGACCGCCGCTACCACGCTACAATGATCCACAAGGCCATCACCAACATCGGATGCCATACAGTGTCCGTCAGTAGCATCCGCAGACACCGACGCGGAGAGTGTGCTGGCACCAAGGACTCGGGTTGAGCCAACCCACCCACGGCTCCCCGAACCGCAGGGAGGGGTCACTACCCCCTCAGTGGCCTCTCCCTGCACCCCCCACACCAGGCGCAAGCATCGCCCTCACAGTAACGCTACTGAGACTCCTGAGACACCATAAAGAAACCCAGTAACGAGCCAAGAGTTCTACACTGGTAGGCGTGGAAGGAGCACCCATGCCAGCACCCAGTGAGGACCCCATCCCAACACCTCATGACGCAGTAGAGCAGGCCATACTCGCCTACTTACAGGCTGAGTACGTGAACGCTGCACTACTCGCAGGGTGGGTCGTCGTTGCGGAGTTCATCACCACCGATGGGGAACCTGACATCACCACGTTCGCTAGCGCTGGGCTGCCGTACTGGCGCATTAACGGGCTGCTGGACGCTGCGCCGTTTGAGATGGACTACGCTGAGGAAGATGAAGAACTGGACTGACCTGCGCGCCTCCATCGACGATGTGATTGTGGACCTGGCTGGGGTGTCTGATGGGGATGTGCGGGAGTTGGAGTTCATCTTTGAGCGTGCGCTAACGCATGTGATGGTTGAGCGTCACTTGCGAGTGCGGGATACCGGCGTGTCGCACCTGCGCCCAGTCAAGTAACGCGCCACACTCGTTACATGCCGTACCTGACGCAGAACAGTGAGATGCGCCGTGACGGGGTGTGGAACTTCACCCTGCCAGCGTGGGTTGTGGAACTGCCTGATGGTAGTCACTTCAATGTGTGCCCGAACGCTGGGGCGTGCGCCAAGTTCTGTTACGCACGGAACGGGACCTACTTGTTCCCGAAGGTGCGTGGTAAGCACTTGTCGAACCTGACGTTGGTGCGGGATGACCCGGACTGGGTTGAGCGCATATGTGAGGAACTGGGCCATAAGCGGTTCCGCGTGAAGGGCGTGCCCCGCAGGGTGCCGGGGCTGGACAGCCAGGAGCACCTGTCAGACTTCGTGCGCCATTGGTTGCTGTGGGGAGGGCAAGCGGTTCGCATACATGACTCCGGGGACTTCTTCTCACGCGCTTACCTAGATGGCTGGGCTGAGGTGGCGCGGCGGAACTTTGATGTGCTGTTCTACTTCTACACCAAGGAGGTTGCGTTACTGCGTGACGCTGCGCCCACACTGCCACGCAACATGCTGTGGCTATACAGCCTTGGCGGGAAGCAGGACCACCTGATTGACAAGGACACGGAACGCCACGCTGACGTATTCCCCGACGAGGATGCAATCATTGACGCTGGCTACATGTCCCAGCACGCCAGTGACCTGCTGGCTGTGCTACTGCCCACCACGCGCATTGGCATCCCGCAGAACAATATCCCAGCGTTCAAGAAGCGCCTCGCGGGGCGTACCTTCGGGGAAGCGCAGGAAGACCGGCGCAGGAGGTGAAGTACCCGCACATCCTGAGCGCTAGCGCAGCGTGCCGGGGCGCTGACCCGACAGTGTTTGACGCAGTGGAGGGCGAGTTGGTGCTGCTGGCGCTGTCCTACTGCTCAAGGTGCCTGGTGCGACGCCAGTGCAACGAGTTCGTGAAACCGCAGCGCTCTTACTATGACGGTGTGGTGGCGGGACACTTGTGGCGTTATGGCAGGAAGGTGGAACCCAAGGAACCCGATGCCGCGATAGACTTGGATGATGAGTCCCCTACTGACCTACGCGATCACGGTGCACGAGATGTTCCTAGCGTTCCAGCAGGCGGGATTCACGGAGGACCAAGCCTTGTACCTGACGGGGCAGAGGATGGCGGCTGATGTCAGACACTAACGATCAACAGCACTATGAGTTCACGGAACTAGGTTCCTCCGGGCTGCGCCGCGCCGGGGGCACGATCACTGAGGAGTTCCTGGGCAACCTACAAGGCGTTAAGGGATTCAAGGTCTACCGCGAGATGCGGGACAACGACCCCGTCATCGGCGCGATGATGTACGCGATCGACAAGGTGATCACGCGCCTGGAATGGCACGTTGAGGGCGATGATGAACGTACAGCCACCTTCGTGAATGAGTGCATGAACGACATGTCTGACTCTTGGGACGCAACACTGCAGAACGTCATGTCGATGCTGGTGTATGGCTGGTCCTTCCATGAGGTCGTTTACAAGATCAGGGGTGGGCAAACTGACGACCCCAAGACGCACTCCCGTTACAAGGATCACCGCATTGGTTGGCGCAAGTGGCCTGTCCGCGCTCAAGAGACTCTGCAAGAGTGGATTATCGACGAGCGTGGTGGCATTCAGGGGATGATGCAGATCGACCCGTCGGGTGGCGGGTTGCACAGGATTCCGATTGAGAAGGCGCTGCTGTTCCGCACCACCACGAACCGGAATAACCCGGAGGGCTACAGCCTGCTCCGTAACGCCTACCGGCCTTGGTTCTATAAGCGCCGCATTGAGGAGATTGAGGCTGTTGGTATTGAGCGGGACTTGGCTGGGCTGCCGATGGCGTATGTGCCCCCGGAGTACTTGATGTCTAGCGCCAACCCCGCCCAGAAGGCTGTGCTGCGCACCATCACTGAGATCGTGCAGAACGTTAAGCGCAATGAACAGGAAGGCATTGTGTTCCCGGCTGCGTATGACGACCAGGGGAACCGCGTGTTCGACTTGACGCTGCTGAGCGCGTCGGGGTCACGCCAGTTCGACACTGGCGCAGTCATCCAGCGTTATGACCAGCGCATCGCCATGAGCCTGCTGTCAGACTTCCTGCTACTGGGTAGCGACCGGGTTGGTTCTTTCGCGCTCGGAACTGCCAAGGTTGACCTGTGGACCCTGGCAGTGGACAGCATCGCTAAGACCATTGCTGAGGTTGTGAACCAGTACGCAATCCCGCGCCTGCTGCGGCTGAACGCCATGCGCACGGACAAGATGCCATATCTGGCCTACGGGCAGGTGAGTAGCGTGGAACTCAGCGAGGTTGCGGACTACGTTCATAAGTTGGTGTCCGTGGGCGCAATCATGCCGGACGCGGGGCTTGAGGGACACTTGCGCTCCCTTGGTGACTTGCCTGACACTGAACCGATGGTGTGACGTTGTGCTGCGTTTCAAGTCGTGGCGCAAGTCCCCGGCGCTAACACAGGAGACGACGCCCAGCCAGCGCCGCATCACGCGGATGCTGAGTGAGGCGCAGCAGGCAGCGGCACGCGAGTTTGATACGCACCTACCCCGGGTGGCGGAACTGCTGTCCAGGGGGCGCGTGAACGAGGTCACTAACCTGCTACCGATGGACCCTTGGGTGGATGTGCAGGAACCACTGGCGTATGAACTGCTGGGTGAACTGTTGGATGCTGGGTCGCGGGTGCGGCTGCCCACTATTGAGAAGGCGACGCTTGAGTTCTCCTTCGACCGTGGGCGTCCTGAGTCAGCGGCGTGGGCTTGGCAGGAGTCCGGGCGGCTCATTGTGGGGATCACGCAAGAGCAGCGCGACGTGGTGCGCACTGTGGTAACGCAAGCGGTCACGGGTGCGCCAGGGTGGATGGGCACCATGACTGGTGGCCCTGACTGGACCGGCGTGTCCCGCCAAGTACGCAACACCATCGGGTTAACCGCGCAGCAGGCTGGCTGGGTCACGAACCACTATGACCGCGCATACACATCAGCCTTGAGTAGCGGGGCGAGCCTGTCGCAGGCTGCCACGTTGGCGCAGCGCTCCGCTCACCGCTACCAAACCAGCGTTCACCGTTACCGGGCGAACACTATTGCGCGCACTGAGACGATGCGCGCTGCCAGCGAGGGACGCCAGCAGGCATGGAACCAGGGCATGACGGAGGGGTTCATTGACTCGTTGTGGCAGAAGGAATGGATCGCGGAAAGTGACGCGTGTGAAGTCTGCCAAGCGATCGACGGGCAGCGCGTTGGGGTGAAGGACTCGTTCTCTGTTGGGGAGCCTCCCGCTCATCCGAACTGTCGTTGCGATGTGCTACTGGTGCCACCGAAGGCGCAGCCGCAGCGTCCGGAGGAGTCCCCGTTTGCTGCGCTGCCGTTTGAGCAACTGTTGCCAGCGGGAGTTATTCCTGGCGCGGCAGCCACGCCGCTGTCTCTGCCCAGTGTGCCGGTGCCGTCTAAGCCGGAACCAACGTTCATTGGGTTGCCATCGGGCGTGTTCATTGGGATGCCTAAGGTGGTGACGTTCGCCAGCATCCTTGAGCAGGCTGATGACCTAGTTGAGGCTGCGGCAGCGCGTGGTAGCACAACGGACGCTGACCCGTTGCTGCGCCAGTTGTATCAGGTGCGCGGGTATGACGGACTCCCAACTGTGCTGGACGATGATGCGTTTGAGGCGCTGATTGACTACAGCGTGACGCGCCCCATGTACCGTGGCATGGTTGACCGTTCTGGGGATGCTGCCGACAACTTGTTCCTGCAGGCTTTCAGGACGGGGGATTACTTCCCTGGCGAAGGTGTGTTTGGGAATGGCACTTATGCGGCTGACAACTTTGCAGTGGCACGTGGCTTCGGTGGCGGCATATCGGACAACGTTATCCGCATGGTGCTGGCACCTGGTTCCAACACAGTGTCACACGCTGACATTAAGAGGGAATGGTTGGCGTTCACCAGGAGTGAGGAGTATGACCGGATGACCTACGCCCAGCGACGCCTGCTTGATGACCTGGGGCGTTATGCTGTGATGCGTGGTTATGACTCAATCTTCATTGAGGAGAACGGGTATCACGTGATCTTGAACAGGTCCAGGCTCACAGTTGCGTCCACTAACGGGATGGGGCCGCGCGTAATCTACGAGGAGGACTTGGATCGGTTGTATGGGAACGTGATGGCGTTTGATGAGGCGGCGAGGGACAAGTACCCACGCGGCCAGATCGGGATGGATATGTGGGCCTGGGATCAAGGCTACCGTTACATCCATACGCGCTTCGGGGACATAGTGCCCATTGACGATCCCGCACTGGTCCCAGCCTAGGAGGTGGAGATGGAACAGAATCCGGAAGATTCCCGCAGGCTCGCTCACGCACTCAACCGTGAAGGGTGGTCGCCTTTGGAGCGTGTGGAGGCGGGTGACGCTGCGCTGCGCGCTGATAGTTGGACTGACCTGCCACAATGGTTACGAGACAGGGTTGCTGCTATAGAACGGGAAACCGATGGACCTTCTTGACCGCGTGAACGCGCTAACGGACGACCAACTGCGCATGATTGCAGACAGGGACGACGCTAGTGGCGTGCTGGCGTCCTACCGGCTGGCGGAACTGCGTGGCCTGCCATACCCCGACCGGGAGGCTGTGATCCTGTGCGACGGGTACGTGATTGTCGCGCAGCACGGACACATCATGAAGGTGCCCACCAACGGCGAGGACGCTGTGGTGGCGAAGATCATTCGGGAGCAGGACGGCCAATACTGCGTCTATTCGGAGGACGGGTCGCGGTCGTTTGGCTGCTATGACAGCATGGCGGCGGCGGAGCACCGGCTACAGCAGGTCCACTGGTTTGACACACAGGATGAGACGCTACTTGCCGCGCCGGGGGATGTGCGCGATGGCACCTATGTGTCTTGGAACTCAAGTGGTGGGCGTGCCAGGGGACAGGTGGAGCGCGTGGTGCGGGAGGGAGCGCTGGACGTTCCTGGGTCGTCATTCACCATTAACGCGGAGCCGGATGATCCTGCTGCGCTTATTCGTGTTTGGCGGCAGTTCGCGGATGGGTGGCGGGAAACTGACACGCTGGTGGGGCACAAGGTTTCCACGCTGACAGTCATTGACGCACTTAGGCAGGTGCCCACGAAGCGGGAGAACGGGCTGGACTTCCCAGCGGCAGCCTACGCCTACGTCCCTGACCCGTTGGAGCCTGCGCGCTGGGCGATGCGCGTATGGGAGTCCCCAGAGACGCGGGAAACGCGTGAGCAGATTGGGCGCGCACTTGCGGAACTGGACAGCGTGCGTATCCCCGCCTCCGATGTTGAGACCGCACGGGCTGGTATTCAGCGCGCACTGGAACGTCTGCGGCAGCGTGAGGACAGCGCTCAAACACAGTTGTCGAAGGAGACGTTCGTACCCCCGGAGGGTGTGCAGCAGGCAGCGCAGCGCGCTCTGGACTGGATTGCGGAGGGGCACGCCGGTGGCGGGTTCACGGATGTGGGGCGCGCTCGCGCAGCACAGTTAGCGCGTGGAGATGGCGTGTCGGAGACAACGATCCGCCGAATCGCTAACTACTTGTCCAGGCATCAGGGTGACGCTCGGGCGGAAGGGTTCAGCGCGGGTGAAGACGGGTTCCCATCGCCAGGTCGGGTTGCTTGGGACGCCTGGGGTGGAGACCCTGCTGTGTCCTGGGCCACGAGCATTGTGGAGCGCCTCAACCGGGAGCAGGACAAGAACGGGGACATGCCGCTCACTCCGCGCCAGCGCATGATGTACGACAAGTTTGAATGGATTGCGGAGACGCTTGGCCCGTGGGATGGGGGCGTTGGCCCCGATGGCGCGCACTACATGGCACCCTCTGATAACCCGTTCGCTGCGGAGGGACTCAACTGCGCCAACTGTGTGTTCTACCTGGGTGGTGGGGGCTGCGAGATACTGGACATGCCAGTGGAAGCGAACGGGGTCTGCAAGTTGTGGATCATCCCTGAGCGTGCGCTAGAGGTGCAGGCCGATACGGGGCACGCTAAGGCGATTTCCCGCGATGGGCGGTTCCTACAGAAGGAGGCTGCGCAGCGCTTCACACTCGGTCCCTTGTACGTCCCTGACTTCATGGACGCTCACGGGGAGTGGACGGACGCTGATGAACTTCAGCAGGCTGTGTGGGGCTGGGTGCAGTCAGGGAACCGCACGATCTACCTACAGCACGACCGGGAGGTGCGCGCTGGCGAATGGGTTGAGGTGATGACGATGCCCCAGCCCTGGCCGGTGACAATGATGGGCGGTGACGGGACGCCAGTTGGGGAAGTCACGTACCCCGCTGGCACTGTGTTCCTTGGTGTGATCTGGGATGAGGAGCCGTGGCGGGACATCGTTGCTGGCAACCTGCGGGGTTACAGCATCGGCGGGTTCTCTGACCGCGTGTTGGCTGACTTGCCTACAGATGGATCAAGGGAAGGAGTGAGCCTAGATGAGTAGAGTGATTAGGCCGGGGACTGCTGAGTACGTGGAGATCAACGGGCGGATCAGGCACTGCATCGTCACTGACGTAGATGACCAGGACAACATCACGGTCAGGTTGGGCGGGGCAAGTGAATCCGCGTCATTCGCTGCTGACAGGGAAGCGTCCACGAAGACACGCGGCACGCTGTTCGTGGAAGAGTAGATCACCCGAGTACACACACCCGGTCGTTAACGCGTCGCCTGTAGCGGCCCACAGTCGGCGCAATAGCGCAGGCGACGCCCCCTTGCATGGGAACGCCGCCTGCTGGTGCGCTGCGGGTTAGAAGTTCAGCATCCGCTCCGTCGCGTTCCACTCGCGCACCCAGCGCCGCGCATCCGCCACCGTGGGGTGCAGTTCGCTCACGGGTTCCGACCCGTCCGGGTACTGCCCCGGCTCCGTAACGTGAACGTCCACATACCCGTCGAAGCGCCACGCCCAGTACACAACGGGCTGGCCGTCAAACGTGCCAGCGCTGATGCGCGTCACCGGGCTGCTCACGCTTCCTCCCAGCGTGCGCCGTTGCGGCGGTAGAGCGGCCCCTGCACAACCTCAATCTCTGTCCACCCGGGGTTGTAAGCGGCCTTAGCGATGCACTCAGCGTTCGCGTAGGCGGTGGCGCTGTCGCTGCCCCACACATCCAGTTCTTCCGACAGCGCGTACTCCATGCCGCGCTCATCAAGTTCTGTGTAGTAGACGTAGGCGGTCCACTTGTAGGTGGTTTCAGCGGTGTTCTTCATGTCGGTTTCCCCTCTGGCTTGGTCTGGCGCTGTGCCTGACATGCGTAACGCTAGGACAGGTCTGATTAGATAGGCAACCGGTGGGGCGAAGTTAGTCCTCCGGGGTGCGTTCCAGCGAAACCCGAAACCCCTCCGCGTCGTTAGATGTCATCTGGATGCGCGTGCGCTCCCGGTGCTGGATGCTGACGCGCAAGTCCAACTGGCGCAGCGCCCCTAGTGCAGCGCGCAGAACCTCTTTCATGGCAGCACCCTGCCCCGGCCCAGCACGCTGATCGGGTAGCGGGGTTGCCGCCAAGCAACCACAGCAACCCCAGGATGCCCCGCGACGTATGCTTGCGCGGCGTCCTCACCACTGCGCCCGTCCCAGCGCACAACAGCGCCCCCCACCAGCAACAGTTCGAACGTCATGCTCATACCCCTTCTCCAATTGCTAAGACCCCGTTACCGGCGTGCTGTGCGTCCCGCAGAGTTCTATAGACCCCTAGCGTCGCCCAGCCGGTTGGCGTGCGCTGGATGAGGTGATAGTTCCGCCCGATGCTGCGCACCCACAGTTCCGTCCCTTGGTTGGACAGTTGGTGCGCCTTCCCGAACTTGCGCCACGCGATCACGCCGTCACCACCTTGGAATCTCAAACAGGCCCCACCGCACAGCCTGCTCATAGCGCTCGTCAATGTCAGCCGCAGGGCCGTCGCTCAGCGTGTCAGCGCAGTGCCGCCCGTGGGTGCTGTTGGCCCAGGTGAACAGGTCGTCCAGCGTCCAGCGCTTAGAGTTCGCGTGCGCAACCACCACCGCGTCCATGTAGGGGCGCAGCGCTTGGGTGTGGTGCCTGGTGCCCAAGTATCCGAACCCGCCCCACTCGTCGCGCTGCTCAAGGTTGTCCAGGTCGCTCACAGTAATCTCAGCGCCAGTAACGCGCCGTAGGTCGTCCTGTAGGCCAACGTGGGCCGCGCAGCGCTGGCACACAGGCACCCAGCCCAACTGCCCGTCCCCAATTGGCCCCCAGGCTGCCCAGTCGGTTGTGCGGTCGCACAGGGCGAACCACTCGCATACGGCGGAAGTAGTGGTACTCATGCGATCGCCACCTCCCCTTCAATCCAGCGCACCTGAACTCGTGCGGCGTCCAGCGTGTTCACCTCGTCGCGCTCAGTGGGGTCGCCCTCGTGGAACGAGCGCTCAATCACCCACCGCTCATCCCCGTTCCTGGTAGCGATTCGGCGTACCACG